CAAAAATTGGCTGTGGATTGGCTCGCAAAGCAAGATAAAAGGCTGCTTGATCCTCAGCGTCTGCTTTATGTTTTATGGTTGTGTTAATTATTTGAGCCAATTCGCCATATAGGCCGATTGAGGTTTCATCTCTGTCGCTAACTTGGCTTCCGCCGCTGACGCCATATTTAATCGTTACGTCATTGCGGACATCACCTGCTCTTGTTTTTATAGTTATGCCTCGACCCAATGCATGATTGGCTGTGAGATCGGTGTAACCATTGGCGGCTAAATAGGCCGTTCTATGTGTTGAGTCAGCGTATGAAATCAGACCATTTGCGTCCTCGTATAAATAGCCAAGACCAGATGTGGCCAAGGCTGCAACAAGATCATAAATCACAATTCGAGATGATGAACGTTGAGCCAATTCGTAATTGCCGGGTCTATCTATTTCGCCCAAGCCTGTGTTGCCAGCCGTTGCCCAAGTTGTTGTTGGATCATAGGCAGCCCAAGTCAGTGCAGCTGGTACTTGCTGCCATTGCGCAAAAAGCACCTGAGACAGAATTGTGTAAATTTGATCGCCGTCAAAATCTTGAGTCAAAACGCCGTTTGTAAGCGCTTTTTGAAGCCTTGCCAAAGCGCCCAAGGCAGTAATTGTCACTTCTTGCGTGTAGGCCGTCGAGCCGACCTCTGAGACGCTTACCGCTATGTCCACAATCGAGCCGCCAAAAATAGGTTTATAGATCGCTGATGTGTCTTGAACTTCAACCGACAAAGTGTCATTTATTTGATAGTCAATAGCAGCTTGATTGAAAACAATCAGCGTGATTGAGCAGTAACCAGCCTGAGCCTGTTCATAGATATTTGTTCGGCCAGAATTGATATTAAGGCTGGCCAAAACTGAGTCTGTTACGTCAACGCCAGCAATCTCAACTCGCCATACTGGCGCCCACTGTGTCAACCGCTTGCACCTAGCAGCGCACCTGCGCCGCCTGTACCGCGAAAGTATGAGTCATTTAGGACGTTGACGATTGTTCGAGCTGTGCCTTCTGCGTCGATCGCGCCATTTACTGTGACATTTATGCCGCTGTTGTTGCCGCCACTAGCTGCCTCAGCTCGTCTGATAGCTGCCGCTGGTGTCAAAGCTGTGCTAAAAGGTGTCGCGGCCATAGCTGCACCAGCAGCCGCCGCGCTCACGCCGCCGCCAGTTGATGTTGAACCAGATCCATTGGATACGGTTGGCACACTAATTGTTGGCACACTGCTAGTTGCTGACACGCTTGGCACTGAGACCGTTGGAATGTTTATAGTCGGCGCTGATATTTGTGAAACGTTAGGCAAGAATGGCACTGAGTTGTAAAGTCGAATAAGTGCGTTGATACCTGAGACAGCGCCAGCGATTAAATTATTAAGGCCGCCAATTACTGCACCAATTACGTTTATCACTCCGCCAGCAATTTGACCGACAACCTTGAACGCTGTGCCTAATACGTTGACTAATACCGGCACAACGTACTTTTGAATAAAGTCAATAAATGTTGTGAATTCTGCTTTGTTGTCTTTGATTGCGTCTGTGATTGGCTTAAAGAAGTCTGCAAAGCGTCCCAGAGCTGGCACGACTTTGTTGACAATAAATTCAACTAGGCTTTGAATAATTGGCAGCAATCGAGCGCCGATCGACTCTTTTGCTTCGTCGAATGTAACTTTGAGGATCTCAAGTCGCCCGGCAAATGTCTTTGAGTTAGCAGCTGCCGCACCGCCGAATAAATCAGACAGTTTGCCCTGGACTTCTGTAAATGACATTGCCTTTAATTCGGCTGCTGATAGCCCAATGCCTAATTTGCCAAGAGCTGCTGTGTTGCCGTCGTAGGCTTTGCCAAGGCTGTTGGCTACTGAGTCCAGACCTTTGCCGGTTGCTTGGCTTATGTCTAGGGCAAGACTTAATAAATCCTGTGCCTTTGTGACGTCACCTGTTGATAAAGCAAGGCGAGATAAAGCTGGACGCAATTTGTCGTCTGCAACGCCTGTAGCTAGTGATGTTTTAAGGATCTGTTTTTCAACAGAGGCGATCATGTCATTTGTTGCACCTGTGGCATTTTTTAAAGATGTGGCAAGTCTAATCTGCGCAGCTTCGTCCTCGATCGCAGCCTTTACGCCGTCCACTGCAAGCTTTACTGCGTATGCACCAGCAGCAGCGGCGGCGGCGGCAAAAGCAACGCCAGCCTTCTTGCTGAATTCGCCAAGCTTGTTGCTTGATCCTTCTACGTCAGCATTTGCACTGTTTAAGGATTTTTTAAGCTGGTCAACGTCAGCAAGTATTGACAGCTTAAGCGTTCTACTTTGCGCGACCATTTAAAACTCCTTGAGTATCTTGTCAAAAGCATTTTCCCACTTAGCAATGATTTCGGGCTGAATGGCGCGCAATGTTGGATAAATAAACCAGCCGTTAGATCCTCGACCTTTCGGGCCAAAACCTGACCAGATTGGGAATTGCTTGTATTTGTTAGATCCAAATTCGTTACCGCCCCAGAGCTGCTGAGTTGTACCGCCGCCAGAGAACTTTTGATTAGCAAAGCCAAAAGACAACTCACCGATTTTTGACGACTTCGACACTTTCGATTCGCGAGCAATCTTTTCAGCTGCGCGGCCTCGACCAGTTGACGTGCCAATAATTTTGTCTTGAGCAAATTCTGCCAACGCTCCAGAGGCAGCTTTAGCCTGCACTGTGGCCTCAGCGTCCATTGCTTTGAAAGCGCCTAGAACGCGACGGAGATCCGCCTTGTCGTAAGCAATCTCAACGCTGTCGGTCATTTTGTTGCTTCTCCAATATCTCAAGAGCTGTGTATATCTGCTCCGCCGTCTGCCATTCGCTCATTGGAATTCCAGTTGCCAAGGCCAGATCAACCAGTATGCGATTTACGCTTCCGGCGGCGTAGCTTTTGGGAGAACCTCACCGACCGTCACGTCGGCAACTGTTTCGCACCAAATCTCAAAGCCCTTGATTGGCTTGCCACCAGCTTCGCGCTTCATTGCATGCCACGCAAGAAACAGCAGATCGGCAATGCCAATCTTGTCTTGTGCTTGTGAAATTGTCTGACCTGTCTTGTTTTCCCACTTCGCCCACTCTGGCGGTTGTGCGGTATATGTACCGAACTCGCCTGATGTGTACTCGATCGTTATTGGCAGTTTCATTGTTATTTGCTCCCGTTTCTCTTTCGATTAGCTGATTGTTAGAACTGGCGTTGAGGCACAAAGCATTGCCCATGAGTCGGTCTGAGCGTCTGGTGCAGTGCCGCCAGCTGTAGGCGCTACTGGGAACGCTGTACCGGCAAAGCTTGCACCTGTTGCAGTAACTAGCGTAAAGGCTAGGGCTGTGTTTGGTGCTGATGTAAAGGCTGTCCACATTGCTTCGAACAATGATGAAGTTGCGCCCCAATCTGCAAGCAATTCCATGTTAAGAGTCCACTGATCGTCAATGTGCTTGTAAGCCTTGCCGTCCAATGTTTGATATGTAGTAATAACAGGCGCATTGACCAAAGTTACTGACGTGGTTTGTGCGTCATAGTTAACGGTCGCAAGTGTGAAGGTTATGTCGCGACCAGTGACGATTGTTGTTGGCATTTCTTGTCTCCTTAGATTGTTTCTTGTGTGTAGTAAGTGCTGACCGCGAGATCCGCCACTAATAGGTTTGAAGCGCCTACTGATTGCACTGTCGGACGCTGTACGTCGCCAACTGTGTAGCCTGTAGGCATTGCGCCCATTATCGCAATAATAAGTTGCTCAAGATTATCGAGCGCACCGGCAGTGTTGTTGTAGGCAACAGCGGCAGTTACGACAAAGTTAATTTTGACCCGAACAGTGCTTTTGCCAATAGTCGTCGTTTCGAGATACGGCGCGTCTGGAACAATTACACAAGCTGGTGGAATGACGGCCTCTGGTGGTGAGCTATAGACCGAAGCCGCTACGCCAGCCAAAGCTGTTGCTAGTGTGCCACGAACATTGGTGGCGATAGTTGTTGGCGTAGGCATTTACATAGCCATTGTTGAAACGTCAATGTAATTACCTAAGAGGCCAATTACGCGATTTTGTAAGCTGCGACCCATTCTAAACGGTGACGGCGTAAAGTCCACGCCCTCGATCTGTCCGCCGGGAGCGACCACACTTTGGAAAATTTCAACGCTGACGATCGTGACCGCTTGTTCAACCGCGTCAGTGCTGGCGTAAAGTGTGGCCGCGTCCGCCCCGGATAGGTACGCAACGCCCGCAGGGATTACCGGGCGAAAAGTAATGTCTGCATTTGTAATCGCGCAAGTAAAGTAAAAATAAGGCGCAGGATAAGCAAAAGGCAGATAAGGAAAAGGATCATAATAATTTGATGTAACTGTTTGAGTGCCGTTAAAAGTTGAAGGTACGCAACCAGTGATCACAACACTTTGACCAGCCACAAATGTATTTGGCTTTTGTGTTATGTAATAGGCAACGTTATTTTGCAGATAAACCGCTGCAACTGCATTTTGATTTGCAGTAAGCAATGGCAAGATAA